ACTAATGGCAACTAGCGTGTCATCAACAAGCGTGTCGAGTGCTGTGATCATAGTTTCGTTGGCTGCTTGTTCGACAATGAGTGTGACATCAAACCCGACACGATACGCGGTAAACGTGTCACCTGATGTGACCCAGTCACCTGACGGCACAAGAATGCCGACGGGTGGTGTGACACGTTCAGGGGTAAACGCAAACACACGCAAACCAGCATCGGTAAGTATGCTGGTTAGCGCTGTTCGTGCGGCACCTATCACGCAATACCCAAACCGACATACGGGGTGAGCAACGGGTAAGCGCCAACCATCGGGTCACGGGCTACACGCACCGCCGAACCACCGTCAAGGGTTGCAAACTGTGCAATCCCATTGGGGGCAGAACGGCGGTGGAATAGTTCCGATCCACATTCAATCTTGGCGCGTTGCAAAAGGTCTGCATTCACCGCAGCAGTTCCTACGAACTTGCTGACTAAAGCGGTAGCTTCAGTCCAGCAATCGGCCACAAAAGCGTCGTCAGATGCCGGAGCACCAACGTATGCTTTCAAGTCGTCGTAAACTGCCATGATCGACTACGGGGTCTGGTCGATTGGAACGATGAAGGTGCTGAACTCAGCCGCCGTCGCCGTGTAGGTCGAGAGCGAGAATGCCTCGGAGAGGTTGATTGCGTTCTCCTGTGACATGCGAAGCGCACCCGAGGTGTACTGGCGGAGAGCCAGCGACGACACATAGGCACATTCGTCCTTGTTCGTCGAGTCAAGCAACGCGTCAACAATGATTGGGATTCCGGCAATGGATCCTCGAAGTCCGGAGACGTTTGCGGAACCAACTGCACCAGCATTTTCACCAGCAAACGAGATGACAGGGGTTCCGTCAAGGGCAAGCAAGTCCTTGAACGTGTTCTTGTCAACAATGAGTGCGTCAATCTGCACACCGTTGGGGGTGAAGTAGGTTGCCGATGCGTCAGCAAGAGTGCCAACCCAACCTGCGTAGTCAGCCGTTGCCAGCGTAACCTTGTTGGTTGCTGCGACCTGTGCGGCGCAAACGGTCTGGTATTCGGTGCGCAGCTGCGTTCCGAGGTCTTTACCAAGCTGAATGGCTTGCATACGAAGAACCGAGTTCAGGTAGTCAACACTTGACCGGTCGATGACCTGACGTGATAATTCGCTGTAATTTCCCACCGTGATGATGTTTACGGTGTCGGTGTCCAAAACCAGTTCGCTATAACCCAAGTCGTCACCCTCGGCGGCCTGTGTTCCAGTACCGTCGGTGGTTGAGTCAACGCGGGCAAAGGTGATGACCATGCCGGTTGCGGGTGTGACACCGGTGCCGAAAACGGAACCGAGTGGGTTGGCTGCTTCGACGAGACGGATCAGGTCAACGTCAAACGGCGTAGTGACGCTATCCGCCGTGGTTGCACCGGTGTAGGCGCGGTCGTAAACCTTGAGTGCGTTTTCGTCGTTTGCAACGATTGACTGCAAGTAGTGACCGGCCGAACGGTAAGTCGGGGCAATAGCCTCAACCTTGTTGATGCCAGCGATTTCGCGCTCAAGCATCTGAATGGATTCGCGGACCTCGGCGAGGTCGGAATCCGTGGGAACAGTTTGTTCCATTGTTTCCTCCTGTGGAATTGCCGAGTCCGGAGTTTCCGGGTCGGTGTCGTTATCGCGGACTTCAGTAATTTCAGCATCTGAATACCACGGGAACGAAACTAGCGACACCTCACGCACGAATGCGTCGGTGACAATACGGTTGCGGTCGTCGTCCATTTTGGAATCGCGCATGACAAAGCCGACCGAAAATTTGTTGATTACGCCGTCCTCTAAGAGAGTTATTGCGTCAAGGCCGCGCGACGTATTGCTAATGGTGGCACGGATTTCAAAGCCGTCTGGCGTGTTACGGCCCTCAGTAATCTTGCCGATAGGTTCACGCTGATCGTGTTGCCACATAAGTTTCGCTTCAGGGTCAAGAGTGACCGAGTCGCGCGCAAACATTTCGCCGTTTGACATTTGTTCGTAGGGCACGGCAATACCGGCAACCTCACGTTTTTCTTTATCAACGACACGGAATTCCATGTCGCGGGTTTCAACTGGCTGCACTAAAATCTCCTCCTAGTGTTGGCATGTCCTCAATAGCTCGGACTTCGTCAATCGTCATCCAGCCGGAGGCGATTGCAATCTGGTGCGCCTGATAGCGCGTCAACGTGTCCGACCGCAGCAGCGAGTCAACATTCATTTTGACCATGGTGCCGCGAGTCGTAAGGTAAGTTAGCGCCGACTCAATCTCAATGATGTATTGCGACAACGTGTAACGGACAAATCCCATTTGTTCCTGTTCCATGTTGGAATACGTCATGCTGTTACCGTCAACGCTGGCCAGCAACATGTTTGCGGGAACACCAAACAACCGGGCAACCTGTTGAACGTTGAAAGCCTGCGCCTCAATAAACATTGAATCGCGCGGGTTCAAATACATTGGTTGATACGACAACCCGTTACCAAGTACGGCCACACCGTTTTTAGCACCCGAAGTTGCGTTCCACGCATCCTTAGCCGCACCCGCCTGATCGGGTGACAACATCTGTTCAGACTTCAACACACCGTTAGGAATACCCGAATCGGTAAACCACACCGACGCATAATCGCGAGTGTCGCGGGCGTTTAGCAGCTCAGCCTGACACGACTGGATAGGACCAAGTTTGTACGCGTTGCCCGGCACAGACATCATGCCACCGTGATACAAGTCATTCAGTTCGTATTTGATAACACCGCGATAAGTGTAATAAAGGGGTGTACCGTAGTCGTCCGTCTGAATCATCACGTCAAACGGGTTTAGCACCTCAAGGTTGACAACCTCGGCGCGACCGCTACGCGAAATCAGCCAATAAAAGTTCCCGGCCAAAGCCATCGAATTGACCGTTTGTTCCATCCACAGTTCACGCGTCATCTTGATATCAGGCTGACGGATCAACAAAGGGGTGGGGGTCACTTCAGCGTCGTCACGGTATACGTGAATGCCCAACTGCTTCATCGCAGTAGCAATGATAGACACGGACCTGTAGACGGAAGCCAACGAGAGAGCGTCGTTGGTTGTGACCCCCGAAGTCGCTGAACGCGGCGGCGGAATAATTCCGAAGCTGCGTTCGTCGAATCCGGGCACAAATGAATCCGCGATATCAAGATAGCGCGACGGATTTAGAAAATCTAAGAATCCCATTACCTAGATACTACATCTTGTGGTATAAGTCTGTCAACACCACTACATATAGTGTTTGGCGTGTCGTGGAGATGCCCAGAGTCGAACTGGAGTCCGCCGCAATTCCCTTGCAGGTTTTACTGCGTCGAAATACCTTTCATCCCCCTAAAAGAAATACCCCTAGAGCGGTCTCTGGCACACTAGGGGTATTACGAGCAGAGACCCAGGCGGTCAAGTCCTAAATCAATTCCGCTTACGCGACCGTTCTTAAACCATAGCACTTATTGGCATGAATCGCATTGCAACAGATCCATAGGGTCCTGCGGAACGGCATAGCCGTCAATTAGCTCTTTATCCATAGAGGATTAGAATACCTGTAAAGGTTGCTCACGCAAAGTATCCGCGCCGAACGTCGACAACAAAGTTGCCATCACTGCGTCAATTTCCACAGCTGAATCACGCCGCGATACCCGGAACCCCTCACCAACCATCTTGCGCACCGTCCGCGGTATCTGGATTGACAGCAGCGGGTCGCCGCCATGCTGAAGCGTCTTACGGGCCAAACGCGCATAGAACATCGACGAGGCGTTTACGACGTCCGCCAACGTCGCCGTCTCCGCCGGATAGCCACGGATTTTCAATTCCTTGTATAGATCGCGCAGCGTGTAGCCGTCAACAATAATCGCCCTAGGTGAATGCGACATGAGCTGACCGCAAATAAATATCAGTTGTTCTAGTGACGGTTTGTTTATGCTGGCCACAAGTTCCGTATGAATAACATCGTCGACTTTGACCGCTACGGCAACAGTCGCGTGTTCCCAGTCCGGTGTTCGGTCCACCGCAAACACAAACTCACCCTGCGGCAACGCGGCTCCAAACGGTCGCTCACACTTCTGCCACAACTCGGTCGGGATAAACGTCTTACTGCCCGACTGAATAAACCTGTTTAGCCGATACCGCACAATGTCATCTTTTGGTAAGGCTCGAACATCCGACAACAACAATTTAGGATCTATACGGCCAGCCTGTAACGCTGGGCTAGCCTCCATCAACAACGCAAGCAGCTCGTCATCATCGTCCGGCACAATTGCTTCCGACGCTTCCCAAATCCATGCGCCAAACCGTTCCAGGTCTCCCGCAATCGCTTTGTCCGCGTTCTTGTATAGACGGTTGAGCAGCTCGCTGTTTTCGTCGCCTGCCGTCGTGATACCGACAAGCAACGTATCTGGGCGCGCACCTGTACCAGAAGCCAACGCGTCCCACACCTTTGCGTCCACAAGGTGCACCTCATCAACGATGCCAACGCTGACCGGGATACCCTGCAACGTGTTTGCGTTACTGGCCTTGATTTCATATCGACTGCCGTGAAGTGTTTTGATACCGCGCGTCTCCGTCAATTTAGACATGCGCCGCGACCATGCCGGGTTCGACGCAATGACACGCTGCAACCGATCATAAACAAGTCGCGCTTGTTCTGCCGTCGAGGCCACACCCACGTTATACGTGCCCGACTTCCTCAGAATCGCCCACGCGGATAACGCGCCAACAATTTCAGACTTTCCCTGTTGCCGACTCATGCTAATAACGACACTACGAAATCGCAGCTCACCGCTAGGCAACAATTCGGTGGCCCGCCGCATCAGTTGAACCTGCCAAGCATCAAACGTAAACCCAGGTGTGGCCACAGACCACGCCAGTTCAATCGCGGGCAACAGTTTGTCAATCGACGACTCAAACGGATCCGTAAGCGGCGGCGTGTATCGGGTCGGCGCAAACGTCATCGCAACATCAAAGTCTCAAGCTCGTCAACCGGTGCACCATCTGGTGCGGACATTCGCAACATGCGCAAACCCTGCAAATATGATGACGATTTCGCCGCGGTGTATTCGTCATCCAACGATGCCGCGGTCGCCAAACAGAGTGCAACAATCGCCGCGTGTTCAGCACCAATCCAACCGAGCTTGTCCAGCGTCATTTCGAGAGCGGCGCGATTCGCCGTAGGGAACGTGCGCCAATTTGCATCAGCCATGCTTTTCCTTGTCTGTGTCGTGCGCCGATTCTCAAACCTTTTTTTCTGCTATGCGCGGCAG